CTGTTGCAGTCCTACTAGCCGATACAGAGGAAGATCTTGAGGCTGTAGAAGATTGTGACGCGACTGCTGAACGACTTCCTGTTGCAGTCCTACTGGCAGTCAGTGAAGATGATCGTGAGGTTGTAGCAGATACTGAAGCAACAGCTGAACGACTTCCTGTTGCAGTTCTACTGGCAGTCAGAGAAGATGAACGTGATGCTGTTGCAGATACTGAAGCAACAGCTGAACGACTACTCGTCTGTGTCATAGTATTTGTAACAGACATCATTGCAGTTCCGGAAGGAGATAAATCAAATGTAGAAGATATAACTGCTGTTGGTGATTCAACTATTGATGGTGTTACAGGTGTCTGCGCTAGGGCAAACCCCGCCATCAATAATGTGATCACTTTAAGCATCCTAATATTTAGATTTTTTTGTCTTTATATATCTGGTAATAGAAATTTTGAAGTATTGATAATGGCTGTTAGTACTAAACCAAATACAGCACCTTAATTTGAAAAAGTATGGGCAAAAACAGCGTCAGTCATAGCTAATCTTGAAAGTTTGATTTAGTTGTTGTCCAGATTTTTCAACCAATAAATGAAAAGTTGACACTACGTACGTTCTTCTGCCAACGTATCAGGATGACTACACAACAGTCTCTCTTTCTTTATGCAGATGGCTCTGTGCTTCGTGCCGGTTCTGTAAAGATGTTACTCAAATACAATATCTGGGAAGGCAACCGTGTTCTTGATACCAAACACGTTGATTATTTGGAAAGTACAATTACAGAACCACGACATATACAGGGGCCTTTCAGTATAGCAGAATGGACAGATACTGAAACCGGTGCAAAACAACGACGTATTATTGATGGCCAACACCGGCATGCTGTTCTGAAACGTTATTTTTCCAAGAACCCTGCTGCAGAAGACTTCCCTGTGCTTGCACGAATCTATATGGTTACTAACTATGAAGATATTATTCAAGTGTTTCGCCAGATCAATAATGCCAAACCTATGATCTATAAAGATTCACCTGTCGAACAACTCCATATCCTGGTATCTGCGCTGCGAAAAGCATTTGTTGGAGTACGTGGAAAGACAACTGTTTCACTAATACGCCCAGGCACAAATCGTCCTTATCTGGATACTGTCTTATTGGAATCTGCATTGAAACTCTATCGGATCAATGAAAATCCCGCAATTACTGCCACCTCTCTTGTAGAACATGCAGAAAAAATGAATGGTTGGCTTGCAGAAGACCACAGGCGTATCAGTGGCCTCCCTACACGCAATACATTGGATAAGGCAATTGAATTGGGATTCTTTCTGGGATTGGATCCGCAGTGTTCATGGCTAATTCCTCTTTCAGTTGTCAATTAGCATAAATTTGCCACAGGCATAACGTTGATGCGTACAGGCAGATGCATAAACAGATATTTAAAAAACTACATATTCCACCAATATTCCATGATTCTGCATGTATTCCACATGAATACTATATTCAACACATAGCTAAACAAACAACATCTCCTGGTGTATTTATAAATTCAGCTCCAACTCCCATGGCATACATGTCTCTGTGTCAGCGTATTGAACACTGTTTTCATTACTTTAGGCTCCCCAGCTATAACATTCTTGTATTTGGATCCAAAAATATCAAGAATATAGTATATCCTGATATATTGAGTCGTGTCTGGATCAGATATGAACCAGAAGAAACTCAGATGTTAATACTACTTGAACGAATAGAACCTAATATGCCATCTACAGATAATACAAGCTGGAGACCTCCAGAATATTGGCATAAACTTGAAATTGCAGATTCACTAATGCAAACGGTTAATACATCTGGAAATATGTATGTGGATTTAGTATAAAAATGACATATCTCTATTTTGTTAGTTCCACGAATTATGACTTCCAGAATATTTAAGCGATTGAGCATCGCCTGTAACCATTACCAGCCTCATACATTCTTTCTTGAGCGGATGGCTAATGCGCAGTGGAATAATAGCGGAATATTTACAGCCGGTCCATTTATAATATTGGAACCAACACATGGTGATTCATATATGTACTGGAAAGTAGCAGGTCAGATAGATTGTGCGCTTCAATATTATATGAAACCATATAGCACATCATTCTTCGGTACCTTTGATACTTTCAATCTTAAACAGGAAAAATATCTATTAACACGCCTTTGGATTCATAGAGATAAGAACGGTAATAATAATATGTTATCATTAATGGAATACTTTGAAAATAACAAAATAGAAGAATATATGAACGCAATAAATAATCGTTCATGGCAACCGATTTGGCCAGATATTCTGCATATGGACAATATAAAGATTTGTCCTTAAAAACTAACTATGTCAGGTGTGCTTATTGGTTTAGTGTCACATACTACATCCGCTACCAACTTGGGATATACAAATCATAATATGTTTACACATTTTGAAAGAGAGTTACAAAAGGAAACTATGAATGTATGGTCCTGTGATATTTCTGCATCCGGTGATAGAGTAACACCTGTTGCTGTGTCGGCACTAACTTCAGCTACAAATAAACTGGAATCTATAACATTAATTATTGGTAACTCAATAATTTTTGAGTTAAATAGAACTATTTTAGAAATTGCTTCAGGTAACTCAACTTATGAATCGGGAATATCTACATGGCCAATTAATTTATCGCGGTTCATACCTGATTTGGATATTATTAGAATATGCTATCACATAACCAGGATTAAATTCAAATTTTCAGAAGAACTGGAACAAGCACCAACAATATTGATAAAATGTCAATATTTGCATAAACAAGAAAGATCTGAGATAGCCAAACAAAAAATTATTGCAAAACATATCCGTCAAGTGAATACACTTAATGTTAACTATGCTGCATCATCTTCTGTAAATATAAAGTTAAGAACAGAGGGTGTAACAACAGGCTTTTTCTTAGAGGGTGCTATACAACAATTAGATAAAATAGAGTTATATTTTAATAATAATATTTATATAAGTCTAAGAAAACCATATTTTAGGACTGTATGTAAACAGATGAGTCAAAATGTTTTATGGATGCCCTTTAATCCACAAACAGACCCATGGTTGTCAAATGATTATTCTGGTTCAATAAATTTTAGCAGTATAGATAATATTAACCTAAAATTATTATTTACAGCACCACAAAGTAATATTATAATTCATACAGTTAATGCCAATATATTTAGGACACAATGTGGATTAGGTGAATTGCAACATATTTATGACACAGCACAGGCGACTGTAGTAGTTCCTATATTCCCAACTACAACATCGCTTACTTCTTTGCCAATTTGGCAAACAGCAAATAAAAAGATTGAGTCAGATCGTTTAATGTGTCCAATCACATATGAGGAAATACAGCCATCGGATACATATTGTCACTGCACTACATGTAAGACTAACTTTAATGAGAATTCTCTAAAACAATCATTTAGTATTGGAAAACCAGAGTGTCCCCTCTGTCGTACTCCCTGGTCAAATTGGATTATTTATACAAATATAGATTAATTTCCAGTATTAGCAGAGACTTGGATAAACATTTAGCAGTGGTACAGATAAAATACCCAGATATCTCTGTGATCTCCAATTATATTGTGGAAATAATTGTACATGCAACGTCTGACCTTGACGATACAAAATAAGTTCATCTTGGGATTGAAAGGCATACCAGGGTGACGCGCCCTGTCTATCAAGCGTTGGGGGAGAATAGCCAGTTCCTGATAGACGAACACGAACAGCCGCGTCATATGCTTCCACCTGTTCAAAAAAAGCCCACGCAGCACGCAATTGATCTAATTCTTTAACACTTACTCTTGGCCCACATGTCATAGGATAAATCTGACGTGGCCATACTTGTCCACTGCCGCTGTAAATATCATACTGTGAACACGACATCTAAACTGTTCATCAAAAATTAGTATAAATGTCATGGAACTGTTATTGTCTCATTACTAATGACAATGGGCAACTACGGACATATGTTGGATCAACGATTGACCCGAATCGTCGGCTACGTCAACACAATGGGGAGATATGCGGCGGGGCGGCTGCCACACGTGGCCGGCACTGGCGGCGGTGCGTGCTAATCGGCGGCTTCGGCGGAGAGCGTGAGGCTCTGCAGTTTGAGTGGTGGTGGAAATATCTGTCACGCGGAGCACCGGGCACTCCTCTGGAAGCACGCTTACACGCGGCATCCGCTCTTTTAGCTTCACGTCCGCATCTGCAGATTTTAGAGTCCACTGTTTAGTGTGCCGTGGGCACATCAGAGGCTGCCATGGTTCATTGGTTGTTGCAGCAGTTGTTTTGCAATTTGAAAACGAACACTTGTATTTAATAAACTCTCCTTTACGTAGTTTATTGGCCATCCAGGCGGAGGATGCAGCATCGAATTCTTCTCCACTAATCATTTTATCCTGCGGCCTTGACTGATCGTGGTCAAGCACAGGGGTTCAACTTTATTATCTTCTACGGTAGTATTATTATTACAGAAGATAATGAATTCGGCGACGCTCTCTAAGCTTAGTTGGAGTAGGCCAGACCACCCATACCAGACATGATACGCAGCACGTTGTAGTTCGTGGCGTAGATGCGGTTGGATACGTTTGTCTGCGATGCAGCGGGGAAGCTGCCACCAGCAGAGGATGTAGCTGTAAATGTTTCAGGGGTCAGTGTCAGGTTCAGCGTAGCATTGTCGATACGGGAGAAGTTGCAGCTGCCAGACGGCTGCAGATCCTCCGGCTTCAGCGCAAAGCTGTACACGTTGATACCAACGGCAGGGGAGTTGGTATGGTGCTGGTAAGGCTGCACAAAGTTAAAGTAGCTACCATCGCGCTCAGTGAAACGATCCTGGCCGTTGAGCTGGATCTTGGCAACCGCTGTGGGATTGCCGCAGTTCAGATCCGTGTAGCAGAAAGGATTATTGGTCTGAGAATTGCAGTCCTGGTAGGAAGGGTTCTGTACGACCCACACGAGCTCCTTGCACGGGTGGTTGAACTGCATGCGGATCTTGTTGGATGTGGATGTCAGCGACTCCGCACCCGTGAACTGCAGCTGCTCAATCAGATACTCGTGTGCAACCTGGGCAAAACGGCGGCGCTCCTCCGTATCCAGATATACGTAGTCTACCCACAGAGAGCAGGCCACCAGACCGCGGTTATTGACCAGATTTACCATCTGCGATACATTGCTGCCGGCTACATTTACCAGATAGCGGATATCCTGGAAATCAACGTTGATCTTTACCTCATGGTACTGCAGCGCGATCAGCGGCAGCGCCAGACCTGCATGGCGGCAGAACCAGAACTCCAGCGGTACATACAGCGTTGTCTCCGGCAGGCAGCTAACGTTGTTGGCCAGATTGACCTTGCCCTTGCAGATACCGGCATAGGACAGAGTCTCACCCGAATAAGAGGACGAATTATTATCCTGGGGATCCTTGAGTACCGGGGCGTTATTAAAGGCATCAAAGTTAGGATTATTGATCAGCTCAGACGCCTGTGATACCGTGCAGCCCGGATCCGCGGCGCAGTTGTTGCAGCTACCCGCACCTGCATCAATCTCCAGACCACCAATCGCATTGGTGATACGATTGTAGTTCAGCTGCTTGCCCGTCGGCAGTGTCAGCTCATTCCAGATGTACAGCCACTCACCATACTGGCGGTCGATCAGCTGACCACCGATCTCAACCTCCACCTGCTCAATCAGAGCCTGGCCGATGTTGCGTACCCACGAAAAAGATGTGGCACCCGCGCCCGACACATCCGAGGCAGATACGGCGGGCAGGGTGGCCTGCAGATACACCTTGTGGATCAAGTCACCGTTACGGGCAATCGTGCACTGCACGCGCTTGCCAAAATTGGCAACACCATTGAAGGTCTGCTCAATTGACTCCAGCGCAAAGTTGGAGTGGCGACGGTACAGCTGCTTGAAAAACGTCACCTGAGGATTGGCCGTTAGATAAACATCCTGCGCACCATAGGCTACCAGCTGCATTAGACCACCGTTTGTCATTCTTGATATTCATACCGGAGATTTTTTTTTGGCACTTATTTCATTAAGCGCAAAGAAAAAATTGGGTAGCCTGCTGCAAATATTACGTAATAATTTAATAGTAAACTGTAAAATAATCGGTTAATTTGCGTAGGCCAGACCACCCATCCCTGCCATTACCCGGAAAACATTATAGTTGGTTGCATAAATGCGAATTTTGCATGTATTTCCGTTACCTATTGTATTTGGTGTTAATGTTACATTCAAAGTAGAATTATCAATACGGGAAAAATTGCATGTGCCGGAGGGCTGATGTTGTTCAGGATTTAGTGCAAAACTGTAGACATTTATACCCACCGACGGTGTAGATGTATGATGTTGATAGGGCTGCACAACACTAAAATATCGGCCTTCGCGCTCTGAAAATCGGTCATTGCCATTCATTTGTATTTTCGCACCCACCACAGGATTTTGTCCTGCCATACCGATCACTGTGCCACACGCATAACCGGAATCCAGAACAGCCCGATCCCAATAATCGCTATAGTTGAAGGGTTGTTGTCCTTTCCATTGATCAATATCGGCCGGTAGACAACTTACAAAACTATCCCTCTGGACCACCCAAATCAATTCTTTTACCGGATGACTAAATGACATCTTGACTCGATTGCTGCTGGCCGTAAGAGATTCATCCCCGGCAAACTGCAGTTGTTCTATGAGATATTCGTGTGCCACCTGCGCAAATCTGCGACGTTCTTCTGTGTCCAAATAGAAATAATCCACATAAAGCGAACAGGCGACAAGTCCATAGTTGTTAACAGTGTCCAGAATGAAAGGCGTGTTAGTCCAACACAGATTTCGCAAATCGTTGAACTCAAGGTTGAGACGCACGTCGTGATACTGCAGTGCGATTAGAGGAAGAGATAAACCGGTATGTCGGCAAAACCAGAATTGCAGCGGGATATAGAGTGTATATTGTGGTGAACAGCTCAGAGTTTCTTGACTTGCGTGCGGTGTTGATGCCACACATTCACTGGAACATCCACCGTCAACTCCCACATTAGAAATAATATTTACCAGTTCTGGCACATTGCCGATCATATCCATGTAGGCACGCTGTTTACCTGGCTCAAGCGTAAGTTCATTCCAGATATGCATCCAATCACCATATTGAATATCTATACGCTGACCACCAACCTCAATTTCCACATTACGAATAAGATTTTCACCTACGTAGTTGAGCCAACGGAATTGTGCACCGGAAATATCTGGTGCTATTGTATTCAAGTCTACCGAAGGCAACGTGGCCTGTACATAAACGCGACCGATCAGATCACCGTTGCGCGCGATTGTGCACTGCACACGTCTACCAAAATTGGCCACTCCATTGAAAGTCTGTTCTATGGATTCCATGGCAAAATTAGAGTGTCGCCGATATATTTGTTTGAAAAAGGTTACTTGAGGATTGGCCGTTAGATATACGTCTTGTGCACCATACGCGACTAACTGCATCAATGCACCTCCCGTCATCGCCTACTAACTTGAGTCGTGTTTTTAATAGTTAGATGCCGCAGAGTCTAAAGTCGCAATTCTGTCATTTATCAAATGTCAATTCGCGATGTGCTGAGATGTCCAGAAGATGCCCCAGATTTAATTGGTCCGGAGCCTCAGGCTACAACACTTGAAGCACATCATCAGTCACGGTTGCGGTTATTAGAAGAAACCCGCGATTCACTGCCCACTCTAAGAGCAGAATTAGAAAAGGAATTAAATTCGCTAGTGCATGTGGCAGGTGACACTGATGAGTGGCGAACAATAAAAGAGAAATGTGATCGCTTATCTAATGATATAAAACGTATTGAAAAAGATGAGGAAAGATTAAATTATTTTCTAAATGTGGGAGATTTGTTGTTTGATTATTTTGAAGCACAGGAGACTGTTGCAAAGGGGGAAACTGTTAGACGTCGGCGATTAGCGGGTGGTGCGCCTGTTAATTCTGTGTTGAGTTATTTTTCTACGGAGTCACCGGTGAAATCGGATGATGTAGATGGACCTTCTATTAAACGAATTAATGTGGAGGAAGGATTGAATCGTGACAAAATGCTTGAAAAATATCTGGCCGTTATTGATCCTGCGGCTATTAAATCGGGCATTTTACCAGGTTCTGGCATTGAGCAGGGCTGGGGCACCTGTCGGACTTGCGGCATTGAAATGACTTTTTATCAGAATGAGGCTATTTTGGGTTGTCCGCGTTGTGGTGTGGAAGAATATCTGTTGATTGATTCTGAGAAACCGAGTTACAAGGATCCTCCGCGGGAGATTACGTATTTTGCCTATAAAAAGATTAATCATTTTAATGAGTGGCTGGCGCAATTTCAGGCCAAAGAGAATACCGATATCCCACAGGAAATTGTTGAATCTGTCATGCGGGAACTGCGTAAGGAACGTATTTCTGATCCGAAAAAGATCAAAAAAGAGAAGATTTTAGAAATTTTAAGAAAACTAAAATTATCAAAAATGTATGAACATGTGCAGCAGATTAAGAATCGTATTCAACACCAGATGACGAATCTGACACTGAGTAAAGAAATGGAAGAGAAACTGCAACATATGTTTCGGGAAATTCAGCCGGCATTTATTAAATATTGTCCTGCATCGCGTAGTAATTTTCTTTCATATCCATATGTACTTTATAAATTATGCCAACTGTTAGAAATGGACGAATATTTGCCTTTTTTCCAATTACTGAAGAGTCGTGAAAAGCTGTATCAACAGGATCAGGTATGGCGTCTGATTTGTGCTGAAATGCGCTGGCAGTTTATTAAGTCAATTTAGCAGTTTATCAAGTTGATTTAGGAGTTTATCAAGTCAATTTAGTAGTTTATCAAGTCAATTTAGTAGTTTATCAAGTCAATTTAGGAGTTTATCAAGTCAATTTCCATGTAGAGTTAGCAGTTTCAGCTTCATCATTAACTTCTATATACGCTGGGAAATCTTCTCCAGTACAGTTGATTACACGCCAGCGACGACGTGGTCCTGTTGGTCCTTCATTTATTATCTCATCTTTATTTGTAAACCGTCAAGTACTAAATGTAAGAACTCACACGGACGAGGAGCATCTATCCCGAGTAAATATTTAAT